AGAACCTTGGTAGGATCTTTAACCCAAATTGCCGGCATTGTTTGCGTCATAAATACACGGTATCCATTAAAGTTACCTGTAGATGCAAAGCCTTGAGTTCTACCCATATAATCCATAGTTCCATTTTGATAGAACCATTTCAATTGATTATCCCAAGAAAGTTTAAGCAAGTAAATGTTGTCATTACCTTGGTCAGTAACATCAAAAATTACAAAGCTAAATGAACTCAATGGACGACCATCAATTAGCGGATTTTCAATATCATTAGTATGTAAGTTGTCAAATGCTGGATTCAATACAAACTTGACGTTAGCCAAGAATGGAATTGTGAAGCTAGTATAAGCAAATCCAAAATCAAGATCAAGACCTTGACCTGTAACTGCTCCAAGCTCAGTAGCATTTTGTACTAGACCTGAACCATATACTTCATCAGCAATTGCTTTGTTAATAAGTTGCATACCACCAATACCTGTTTGTACAACAAGTTTTCTTTGTGGGTCTGGACCTTTAAACTCAACCTTTCCTTGATAGAAGTTGTAAAGCTCAGATTTGAACATGTCAAGAGTAAAGTTAGACTTGTTATATACTCTTTTGAAAGAGTTGTCTAGCTGTGACCAAAGACCTACAGAAAGTCTGATGTCATCTGGTCCATCTTGCTTAATTCTACCACCTTTACCCCACATTAGGTAAGTTTCAATGTCATTAGCAATTTTAGAAAGGTGCGCAGCCTCAAGATTTGTTAGGAATGTTCTTGATAAAGAACCTTCTTCAAATGCTTGTCTAGCACCAGCTTTACCCATGCTCTGAACTAAATCTTCAATAGAAGAAACAGAAGGGTTGTTAGGATCTTGATTGAAGTTTCTCCAAATCTCTGTTACAGGTACAGTACCATCAGCATTCAAACCACCTTTGATCATAAGATCTGCACGGCTAGAAATAGAATAATGTACGTGTGCTTCAGCACCACCAACAAAGTTATAAAACTCACGGAAACCAGAACCTGTCTCAATATCAGAGAATCTTTCTCCGTATTCACCTCTAGCAGAACCTTTGCGGAAGTATTTAGTACCTGAAGCTAGGTATGCATCATCAAGAGTTGCAGAACTATCATTATTTACAAGTTGAACTGTGTAAATAAAACCATCACCTGCAGGGAGAATATCATCTGCAGTAATGTAAAGTTCCAAGCCATTGTACTTATCATATGTGATTATATCACCATGACCAAATGCTCTTTTAGAAAGCTTGATTTGAAAAGTTTGCCCATCAATACCTTTGTTTGTATTGCCCGGTTCAATGTCACCAACAATAAAAGGTAAATCTTGTGCAATAGGAGTTTGCCATTTGTACTCACCTCTAGCGTTGTCTACAAAAATAGTATTCTTACCACCAAAAGAAGCCATCTGATACAAAGGCATTTCTACTTTTTGTGTCATAGCCCAAATGTCTACAGGACCCATATCCATAGGCTCTGAATTACCTAACATTTGTGTTAAGTGGTATGAATCTACATGTGAACTCGCTTTATAGTTAGTATCTCTCAGGAAAATTCCATTGTTTAATACTGGAGTTGCCATAATAAGTATTTAATTAATTAATAAATGTTAAAATCTTTTAAATATATTGTTCGATCTAGGGATCTTTCTTTTTCTTTGAACTTTAGCAGCTTCTTCTTCAGCCTTTTGTATACCAAGTGATGAACCAGTGTTATTACCTTGTTCTGTTTTTAATTTTCTTACGGTTTTAGCTACACTTTGTTGAGCACCTTTTTCCATAATTTTATTTTTATACCCACCTGGATCAGAAAGCAACCATAAAGCTTCTGCTATTAAAGTATAATTAGGTTCAACAAACTGATACTTTTCTAAAAGGTGTCCAAGCAAGTTTGTGTTTTTACCAGTTACAGAAGGAAATGATGGCGATACTAAACCATTGTATAACATTGATTGAGTCTTTCTATTTAGTTTAATATCTCCTAAATGCCCATTTTTCAATGTGTTATATACGTTACCCATATACTGTTTAGATGCCTCTTCTTGCTGTAGCCTTTTATGTTCTTGCTCCTGCAATTTTCTAGCCACAACTTTTTCTTGCATCTTATCTAACTTTGGCTTAAACTTAGTTGCTTGTTGTTCAAGCTTGCCAAGATCTTTCCATAATTCTATCTCTTCATCAATCTCATCTTCTGTACCGTATCCTGTAGCAGATAGATAATCTTTGATAATTATTTCTTGATCTCTTTCATTTTTAATGTCAAGGCTTCTTTTTTCCTCAACACTTGCTAATGTTTGAAACAAACCTTTCATGTCTGTTCCTCCTTCTGCAACGTATCTAGCAGCAATTTGCAATTCTTGCGGTAAGCTCTCAAAAAACTGTTTTGGTGTTTCTCTTCTAACTTTGTTTGCAACCTCTTGCATGTTTGCTTCAATAAGCTCTTCCCAGTCTTTTACTGAGTATTCTTCTAAGTTTTTATCATCATCAAAAGGTACAATCATTTCTTTTTCAATAAGCTTTTGAAAAACATAAGATGTATTTTTCTTACTGCTTTTTTTGAAAGTTTCCTGATTGTCTTCAACATCAATATTATCTAATACATCTTCTGTTTCCTGTTCAACCACCGGAGTTTCTGCAACTTCTTCTTGTGGCTCTTCTACTGTTTCTTCAACTGTTTCTTCAACTGTTTTTTCAGGATCCGTGAAAGACATATCTACATCATCTTTCTTTTGAAAAATGTTTGGCTTTGATGGCTCCTCTTGGGGTAACGTTATACCTTCAGCAGAGGGTGCACCATTAAATAATTCATCAATGTCAATGTTAACTGTTTCTGATTTTGTTTCAATGTTTTTAACTTCTTCGCTCATTTTAATGTTGGTTTTATATATTTACAATGTTAATATACGCATTTATTGCAGATAGAAATCTGATAAGTTTATAATAAATTTTTAATTTTAGCAGTATATAGCTAGGATATTTTGATAATTTCCCATTACAACAAAATAGCTAAAATTGCTGTAGTCAAGCCTATTGCTACAACACCACCTCCTACAAGACTAAAAGTAAGAGACTTCTTTGTTTTTTTTATCTGCTGATTTTTATCTTTAATAAGTAGTTCATTAATTTTTACTACTGATTCACAATCATTATATTTTTCATTCAAAAGATCAATTGTCTTTTCGTTATTGCTTAAAATAAATGCTTGATCTTTTATAATATCTGCCTGTTTTTGCGTTAGTATTTTACAGGTGTCAATATAATCTAAATAGAATATCTGTGTTTTCTTTAACACATCAAAGCTATCTAACTTGTTTGCAATTTTAATTGCTACATCTCTTTCTAAGCATATTTTATCTTGACAAACGGCTGAGTATTGCAGAATCAGAACTATTATAATAATCAAAGTGTTTGTAATTTTCATTTAAACTGTCTATTTGGTTACTTATGTTTTTTAATGTGTTTCTGTAATTAGGTATTACTTCCTTTAGGGAATCTATCTTTGATAACAAATAATTATTAGACTTATCAATAGAGTCTATTTTAGAATTTATAAGCTTGATATTTTCAATATAGCTGCTTTTTATTCTTTCGTAATCTATAGTTGCTGGCTCAGGTTGTTTTCTTGTTACAACAACTATAAAAAAGACAAGAATTATACAGGACTGAGCTATTATGGCAATATCTGTTTTACTCATCTTTCTTCTTTTTTTCTGATTGCACATCATACTTGTTTTTATTAGTACGTGCAATTTCTAAGTTTTTATTTGCTATGTCTTTTTGTGTTTGAAGTCTTTCACGTTCAATCTGCATTTTTTGCTGGTTCATAGAGTTATCCATGGCATTTTGCTCTCTCTTCATATCCATTTGCTCTCTATACTTAGTTGTCTCCCTAATATCTTGCATTGCATCCATGTAGTCAGACTGTAAGTTTTGATTTATATCCTGCATTGCACCATAACCAGCAGCTCTAATTTCTGCAACAGTAATATCTTTTTGTCTTTCAAGTTGTTGCTGCTGCGCATCAAACTGCATTTTAAGTTGTTCTTCTTGCATCTTAGCTTGTATTTGCTGCTCCTGCATTTTTTGCTGTTGTTGCATTTCTTGTTGTCTCTGTGCTTGCATCTTAGCTTCTGCATCTTTAAGTATGTCTGTAACCTCTGCTATAGACTCTGCTTTGATAATATTTCCTAAATCATATATTGATGCCCCAGAAGTATTGTTTGTGATAGCAAGCTGCTTAAGCTGATCCAATATAGATCTATGATTTGTACGTGTTGTAGCAAATACATTAAAATCTCTAAGCATCAAGTCAGTACCATTTATGATAAAGTTTACATTCTCTGCTTCTGATGTTATATAAGAAAGTCTTACACTGGGATTAGTACTATGGTAATATTGAGATAAGTCTGTGCGCATCTGATGAACCCGTGGCATAAGGTTGTCTGAGTGCTGTGTGAAGTAAATCTCTGTTTGTGCATATGATTGATTCAATGCCTGTGTTACTCCTGTAGCTGTTTGTTGTCCTATAGGTGCTCCAAGTCTTTGTGGGTTTACACCAATAGCATCAAATGCTTGTTGCTTAAAGTAGTTGGCAAGTTGTATCCTAGACATTAATCTTTGAGATTGCTCCATGTTTAAGACCTGATAGTGATTAAAGTTTGTAGCATTCTCTGTGTTTGTTATAGATGTATCAAGCGGTAGCATTTGAAAGTCTTTCATAGCCACATATGCTTTTGCGTAATTGCCTTTACCCCAGTCTTCACCCATAGAATGTCTTGGTAAAGCATTTTGGTCAAACATAATAACAGTACCTAGCTCATCTACAAGTATATCTGCTATTTGGTTATTTACAAGATTGTATCCTACCTGGTAAGCTTTCATAAGATCTACTAAAGAAACAGACTTTGTATTCCTATCAGAAAATACTCTTCCCTCTACAGGAAGCTTACACCCATAAAGTGTCTTATTACCTTTAAATTGGAAAGGTACTCTACCTGGTTTCTTTCTATTAATACCTAAATAGATAGGATTAATGTTAGCACCCATATTAGATCTCCAGTTTGCAGGTAGGTTTGGACCAATCTTTACTCCACCCCATACTTCATTAATCCAAATCCAATCTATATGCTCTCCCTGAAGTAAATTTTCTTTAGTTTTGTTCTTAAATACAGATGTATCATAAATTGGCTTTTCTGTAATTTTATAGTTTTCATCAATAATTTCCTGAATAATTTCACCATCTTCTAATACCCTAGTAAGGTGTCCAACCTTTCTTTGTGTTTTCCAATAGCATGTAGCTACTCTCATTAGCTCTCCCTCACCCCAAAGTTTTATATCATCAGATTCATTAAGAATTGCTGAAACAATATCTCCACCCCTTGCAGGATCATTAGACCAATTACTTACAAACTTTCTATAAGCAAGACCGGGCATGTTAGTGTTCCACTCATGTGATCTACTTGCATCATAATATGCACCGTCATTCTGATATCCATTTACTTGGTATAATGCTGAACGTGCAGGATAAATCTTTTGTAAAGCTTCTAACTGATCTTCATTCATAAGATATCCGTATTTATCTACAACATCAGCAGCTGTCATAAGATCCAGCTTACCAACAAAGTTAGAATCAGATATGTATCTTACATCTGGAGATTTTTGATAAAATGTTAAAACAGGATTCCATAGTTCTACATCATAGTCATCCTCAAGCATTTTAAAATGCCAAAACTCTCTATCTGTTATAAGCATATCTCTAAATGCTCTTTCTTCAAGCTCTTGCATTTTAAACCTTTCTTCATCTACCTTCAGCTGATGTGATGCCCATTCTTCTACTAAAGATCTGTAGTCTTTAGAAAAGAAATCTTCTATCTCTGGTAGTGTTTTTAATGCTTCAGGATTTAGTTGCTGTTGTGCTTCTTCACTTTGGGGGTCCATCCCCATTTCTATCATTTTAAATATTAACTTCTTTTCAGCATCTGCTAAAAGGTTTTCTTCTATCATTGCTCTTTTCTGCTCTAACATTTCATTATATGATAAATCATCAACAGCTCTAAACTGAACTTTTGAAAATCTTTTAGAAAACTCACCTGACAATACATTTATAACATTAGGTATAATAGGATAAAACTTTAGCTCTAGCGCAGACTCATCCTCTTTTGTAAGTACATCTATAATATCTTTGTAATCATTGTCTTCTTCTACAATATAATCTGTCTTATCTATAATGCCTTTGGCTAATTTGTAATTCTTTAACAACCTTCTTGCATTTAACCTCAAAAACTCAAGACCTTGAAGTTCTAACCAATCCATATTCCATGCAGACCAATCATCATCTTTTTTCTTCCTTGGTAAAAATTGCAATGGTTGCGTTAAGCTAGAAGATGTAGGATATCCTTCACCTTTAGCTCCTTTCTTTATTTGTAATGCGTTAAATACTCTCATTATTTGAAATTTTTAAAAGCTGACCTCTTAAATTTTTTGCCATTTATTGATTTATTCCTTCCAATATTTTTAAAAGGTGAATATTTTAATTTATATAAATTTTTTGGATTTTTTGTAGTTTTTAGTTCACTTTCTTTTCTTTTTGCATACCCCCTATTTGACTGCTGCACTTTTGCAAAAGCTATTAATGAAGAAAAGGCTACAAGTCTATCCACGTTAACACCGGGTTGGTATGCAAGCATTTCTTTAAGCAACATCGGATCAGGTATTCTTTCAATACCTAAAGTACTGCTTATAACATTACCTTCTTTATCAAATTCTTGTTCTGTTTCTTCTCTAAGAAACTCTATAGCATAAGATATTAGGTGATTCTTAAATAGCGTACCTGTATTTTTCCAACCATACTCTTGAAATACACTTTTATTAGATCCCAAGTCTTTAAGAAATAGTATTTGGTTTTTGGGTACTAAATATCTTTGTTTTCTTTTAGAAATCATATGCTGTATAAATAAAGATATATTGTTCTCTACTACTGTCCAGGCATTATACCATTCTATAATAAGCTCCAATTGTTGATGTGTTTTATTTATATCATCATATCTACCACACCATGCTGCTACAATTTTATCTTTTTCTATAATGTGTTCTATACCATCTGGTGTTTCTCTAGCTATCTCTACCATGTTCTTATATACAAAGATACTACATAAAGAATCAGATGTTGTAGTTTTTCCTTCAGAAACAGGGTCAATACCCGCATAATACAAACCAAAATCCGGATTAGGCACTGGCCTTTCCCAAACTACTAAACAACCAGTTTTATCGTGAAGCTTCCTACTAACAGGAAATTTATTTATAGGTAGTTTATTAGACCTCTTAGCTTCAATACCTTCTTGTGTTCTTTCTAGTTCTATGTGTTCATAGCTGTATTCTTTATCTTCAATCTTTTTAAGCTGCTTATGTATAAGCCCTTGTGGAAATATACTTTCTTTTCTATACGCAAAAGCCTCTGCTATGTTTGTAGGTTTCTGTGATATTCTTAACTGATACTGCTCTGGATTGAGATTTTCCTTCCATTCTTTTCTTTCTGAATAAATTGCCTGTAAAGCCTCTTCTATTAATGAGTTTCCAAAAGAATCAATATATGGAGGCATAGACCATTGTTCAGGAATAAACAATCCAGCATATGCTTCTGTACCATCTGCATCTATAAGATTTGTTTTTACAGCACGTATACCATTGGCTTTAGGATTAAGTATCATTTCCTTTAAAGGCTTACATTGTTCAAGATCACCAACAGATCCCGCTGCTATAAACATACCTGTTGTTTCCATTCCTGATAACATTGCAGGTCTTAAATATTCATAGGTATCCATCATTTTAGGAGCAATTCCTGCCTCCTCATGAAAGAAATAAGTTGTAGGACCACCTACACCTGTTGTAGCATTTTTTTCAAATGAAGCCCCTTGAATTTTTGACTTCAAACCTTTTCTTAGCTTTCTATTGCCTATGCGTACTTCTATCTGCTGTTGCCACAACAAAACTTTTTCTGGATTGCTAGGTCTATACCATGCAGTATGTTCATTAAGAAAATCTCTATACTCCTCTAAAAACTTCCAAGATCCCTTGTCATTGATATAATCTTTAAGACTAGCACCAATTTTACATACAGAACCTTCTTCAAACCAATATTGGTTTAATAGTTTTGCCATGTGAAAATAGGATGATGCTATTTGACGTTTTTTTAATATTGCTGAATGCTCATTGTGTAACTCTGCAAGTATTTCATATAATGCCATATGATATTGTGCATCTCTAACTTTTGCAAAGCCATATTTTTTCTCCTCTTTATCATAGATAGGAAGAAAGTTTAACCACATATAGTAGTCTCTTGTAAGATACCAGGTTTCACTACCTACAAATATTACCCCATTCCGGCATTTGTTTTTTTGATCTTCCCAGTACTTAATAAAGTCTTTAGACCTGAAAGGACTTTTGCAGTAAAAACCAAGCTCATTAAAACTTCTTGCTTGCTCATTAAACATGTAAGATGTTTTATCAAAATTGTATAAGCCTGGCTCTTTAAACAATCCTAAAATAAAAAAGGCAAACTCTGACTTATCTCTAAATTCAGTAGTTTGCCAATTTCCATTACTGTATGTTGGTATACTAATCATCTTCTACAATTGCATGTATGTCTTTTTCATCAATAAGAAAGTGGTTTTCCCCTTTATGTTCCATTTCAATGGTTTGTATATGCTTTGCATATTTAATGAGATTGCCTATTTCTACATTTTCTACTTTTTTTCCTACAGCTACTACATATGCTAGATATTCTTTTGTAGCTGCAGTTTCTGGCATAAGAATGCTTGTACCTTTAAAAAATTTTGGTGCTTCTTTTTCTTTCAGCAGCACCTTACTGCCTAATGGTTTGATTTTCATTGTTGTTGGTTTTATAATTGATCATATGCTAAACCCTGACCTCCACGGACAGAACTTTGTTGTTCTTGTTTCATATCATTGAATGCACCTTTATAGGAATTTCTAATGCTTTCAAACTTAGCCGCTGCATTAACCATAGAATTTATATTTCCATCCCTTCCATGCTCAATAGCTGTTACTTCCATGTATCTTGCCAATCTATCTAACATTGATTTGATACCTCTATATGCTCTGTATGTTGGTGTCTCATATAATTTCTGACATTTTATTAAGCCCATTTGTATAAGCTCATCTTCAGAAGACTCCTCCATCTGTATCTCTTCAACAATCATATCTTCCTTTTCATGCTCCGGAAGATTAAAGAAAGGGTTAAGATCAGGATTTGGACATGTCATATAGAATAAATACTGATAAACATTAAGATATGTTTCAGGAAATGCTTCCATTATATCTTTTAAAAACTTTAAAGTATAGCAATGTTCCGTAGGAACTACCTTGTCATTCTGTATATCAAATAACTTTATTAGCATCTTTCTTGTCTTTTAGCCACATAATAAGGCTTATCACCTCATCTTTTAAATATGGAAGGTTATACATTTTGATTTTCTTAATTATTGGTTCTCCGTTCTCGTATTTAGTCTTTGGGTATCCATATTCATCTTCCCCCTCACTCTCAAACTGTACATGCTGTATTTTTAAAGAACCCACTTTTAACTTAGGATTGTGCTTCTTTATTATGTAAGCATATATGCTCATCTGTAAATTATAATGGTTTAAATTACAATCATCTAAATGGTTTACAGGAATGTGCATTTTTTTACTTATACCCTCCCAGTTTACAAAGCTCTTTTCTTTGATCTCCTTATTAGTCTTGTAATCTGTAATATTTATCTTGCCATTTACTACCTCTACTAAATCTGCCTGACCACACAATCCTGCTGACTTCAAATATACAAAATGTTCAGGATATACCCCATCAGATATCTTCTGAGTAGGAGCATGTTTAACACCTTCTTCTATAATAGGCTTTACAATAGGTAGCTCTACACCTTCTCTCTCTATAGTACTAAAGTCTAAAAGATCTGCCTCTCTTTGATTGTGATACCAGTTACCCAAATCTATAGCTCTTTGCGTTTCCCCTTCCCATATGTTCATTATAACCTGTGGCTGTAAACCATACCACTTAGACTTCTTGTTTGTAGAACACTTCTTTGCTACACCTTTCTTATCAAAACCATCTTTGAACATTGATATAAATGATGTAACACTTGTCCAAACTATACCGTCTGAACTTTCATACTTATGACCCTTTTCTATAAATGTTAATCCCATTACTTCTTAAATGTTAGGTTATTCATTAACTTTTCTTCTGTATCCTCATCCATTAAGGCTTTCCATTTTCCTAAAGGGCAATCTGATGATAAAGCTCTAGTCTTTAGAGATAGGCTACACCCACACTCTCCGCAACAAGGTTGTGTTCCTGGAGCCATGCACTTAGAACCTTTGGTATCTAGGCTAGGGCATTCCTTACATATTGACCACCTCTTTGCTGCTTCAGCTTCCACATGCTCCTTCTTAAATACCCTGTTCTTTATACCTTCAAGAATTTGCTTCCTGCTCTTAAAAGCTCCCAAATATTTATTCCATGCCATATCTTTTATTTTTAAACTCTTTCTTTTTATCTATCCTTTTATTTACCCTTTCTAACGCATCTTCATAAAGCTTAATCTTTTCAGATACTGTTATACTCTTTTCATAACCATTGTATGTAGTCTTTTTTAGATTGCCAAGTATGTCTTTTTGTTTTTTTAAATTATATAACAACTTGTTCCTACGTATAAAAAAAGTACCCAAGTCATTTAAGTATAATCCCAAATGTTCAATATCTGACAAGCTCTCACGCACCCTATCATAGTAAAATCCTATAAATGCATTTACAACATCTTCAGAAACCCCAAGCTCTTCAGCTATCCCATCCTTATATGTTATTGCTTTTTTTGGATTCATGTTCCAAGAACTTTTATATCTAAAAATATTGCATTATGTGTTTCTACTTCAATATCTTCAGATATCCATACCCGTTTCTTCCGGCTGTCTCCATCTTTAACTATCAAACCCTTCTTCTCAATTTTTGTTATGGCATTTCTTGCAGATTGCTTAGTCCTGTATATACACTTAACAGATAGTTGCTGACACAGCTCATTTATCTCTATGCCATTGTTCTTTGACAAGTCTGTAAGTAACTCCAACTCTGTACGGCTCACCTTAATGTTATTGAAAAAACAATAGGTCAATATCTGATACATAATCACCTTATCCCTATTTGATCTCACCTTTTTATCTACCTTTCTAACTATCATTTTATATAATCTATTATGCTACTAAATATCCATTTTGCTATTTGCTCTCTTCCAGGTCTTGTCATCAAGTACTTCTTGCACTCCTGCTCAGTATCCATGAAAAAACACTCCACCAAAACTGCTGGCATCTTAGTATGCTTGACAACATAAAAATCCCTTTTCTTAATACCCCTCCATCTCTCTCCGTAAAAATGTGGTGCATATTGTGACTGTAAACACTCTGCCATCCTAGTACTATTAGCACTACAATTTTCTGATGTAAATACCTCACAACCCTTACCACCTCCAGCATTTGCATGAATACTCACATACAAACTATTATCATATGTGTTAGCCACAGCTACACGCTCACTCAAATCTAAGTCTGTATCCTGCGGATTAATGTCTACATACTTAATACCCTTAAGCTGCAACATCTCCTTTAACCTAGCCTTCACCGCACGGTTGAACTCACCCTCATACAATACACTGCCATCCTCCCATATAGGTGAACGTTTACCACTAGTCTGATACTGACCATCAATAACACCTCCATGCCCAGCATCTAATAAAATTGTAATATCCATATCTATAAATTTAAAAAGCCAGACAAAGAAAGTACAAAGCCCCCGCTCAAACTCTCAATGCCTGACCACGCAAGAAATAAGTTTATAGGAGGAGAGTAATCAACCCATACTATTCACAGTTAATAAATAATAAAACTCCTCCTAGCTTGTGAGGGGAAAGCATCCCTTAAAAACAATATCCAATATTATTCTTTACCTTCCCCCATATCTTCTGATGCCATAACCTGTGCCATAAACTTCTGTGCCTGCACACGCTTGGCCCTGTTTTCTTCAATCTCTGTCAGTAACTTCTCATACTCCAACTGAACCTTTAAATGTGGTATGTGCTCCTCATAATAATCTGTGATCTTTTGCCTCCTCTCCATTAACTCCTCCTTACTCATTCCCTCTACCTTCTCCATTGTGTCTTCCATAATTTATTGGTTTTTTTCATTTAACAATATTCAAATATATTAAATATCACTCTAAACTCCAAAAGTTTATTT